TGCCAGTAGAAACGGTTAAACGCTGAATATTGCCACGGGTCAAACCAACTAGATCGCCGTAAAAAATATCAGTCGCATATCCGTAAGGAATCGCATATTCACGAGTAGAACCCGCAAATACTTGACCACCGATCAGATTGATCGGCTTTAGGCCGTAAGGGGCCGCGACAACAGGATAAGCCATATAAGACTCCTAAAAAATAAAAAAGTTAACGTCCTTTGCCAAACGATGTGGACGATTTACGCTCAGCAAAGAGCGGCATCCGGGCATCGTTTTCACGCATAAAGCTATTGTCCACTGCTTGAGTCTGCGCCTGAGTTTGGTCTTGGTAATATTGATTACGTTGATCTACGAACTCTGACGGGGTCTTGCACAGTAACAATCCACCAATCTCGATATTGTCCTTAAAGCGACTATTCGGATCGATTAACAGTTGGAATCTAGGTTGTTCTTCTACTTTGACAGGCTCCCAGCCTTCTCGGAGTTTGGCCGAAAGGTTACGTGGGTCAGCGTTGTTCAAGGTCGAAGTACGAATCCAGCGATATGAATACCCCGGTTGCTTATCCGGTTCAGGGAGAAGCTCGGCTGGTGCCCACTGCTTAGGGCGCATATCCGTGTCACGGGTTTCAAGTTCACGCATCAGTCTGTTATTGCCGTTTGCCATTATTTATTCTCCAATTTAAGAACTTCACGAGCATATTGCTCCGGGGTTAGTCTCAGCTTTTTAGCCAACGCAATTTGGGACGTTGTTAGCCTAATACTCTTAGGAGCCGTGCTTCGTTTGGCAGAAGCAACAACCGTTGATGCTTTTCGCTGAGGTCTGGAATCAGCTTCTTCGGTGTCCTCGTCCCTAAAGGCTTCGGGAAACCGTTTGCGCATTGTTTTGTCCATGCGCTGATAGTAGTCATCAGTACCAATATATTCAGGGCCGTACTGATCGGCTAGCTTCTCGTGTAGTCCAAAGGCCGCTTGCGTCATCTCCTTGTCCTTCTGGAACCAAGAATTGTTACGCTCACGCCAATCGACATATTTAGGATCAGGGGGCGGTTTGGACACCGCCTGATTCATTTGTGGCAGTTTTATATCATTTTCTGCATTTTGTAAAGTAGGTCTGTAATTTTTTGTTTTATCTACACGTAGCGTAGCTTCCGTAAGAGCCTGCTGCGCTTCCATAAGTTTGTCTGGATCGCCCGAATCATGCGCCTCTCGGAAGTTTCGTTTAGCCATTTCAAGCTCAGTATCAGCGGCGTACTGCACCGTAGATATGTACTCTTTTTCCCCCGAAGCCAAGGTGCTTTTGAGCATCTTGTTCTCTTCAAGGATTTGCTGGGCTATACGGATAGCTTCCTGCTGTTCACGGAGCGCCGCTTCTTTTTCCCGTCGCTCATCGTGCCAAACCTTACGCATTTGAAACAGACGTTCCTTGGCTTTGCCAGAGTATTCATCTAGTTCGTCTTGCTCAATCTCTTCTAATATCGCTTTAGGCAGTGGCTTACGGCCACGGTCTTCCGGCGGGGTATCGTCTTCTATCTCAATCCTAATGTCCTGATCTTCATCCTCGTCACGGGATGCTTTTTTATCTATTTCATCAGGGAATTTGTACTCGTTTTTCTCGAATTCAGCCATTTGTGTCTCCTTATGCTCTTGAAATGCCACGTGGGTCTTGAACCACTGCTTCTACCGAGTCATCGTTAATTAGACGGAACTCTTGACCGTGAATCTTCAGGCGCGTGCCTGAGTTTGGTCGAGCCAAAACAAAATCACCTTTTTGGCACCAAGGGCCTGTAGGAAACTTTGCCTTATCTAAATAACAATCTGGCCCCATCTCAACAACAAAGAACACCGTACTTAGCACTTCTTCGTAGTGCATTGTTTGGTCTGCTTTAATAATCCCGCTCTCGTATTTGGATTCGACGGCGGAAGTTGTTACTAAGATATGGTACCCAGAAGGTTGGGGCAGTTGTTTTGCCTTATCTTCTGCTGCGGCTGGTAGTACTGTTGCATCCAAGCTATCGGGGTTTGAACCGATTAGGATTTCACTCATCAATTTGCTCCAAGTTTTTTGCGAGGGTTTGTAGATACATCTCTACAGCAGTGAGTCCTCGAATCTCACCACATAGATACTTGTATTCGGCGTAGTCTTTCGCGGCTCCACCGGAGACAGCATCGGTTAGTTGATCCCGACGCTCTCTTAGTTGCTTTAGTATTAAGTCAATGACTTGTTCCATTATTTACCTTTTTGGCGGCGTTTTTTGGCGGGCGTTAAGCATTGCTATACCTTGGCGGAAGCCTTCAGTTTCCTGAGCTTTTTCCGCACGTTGTACTTCTTGCTGGTGTTTCATCGCCATATTGGCTCCGGCAATTTCTTGTTGTGCTGCGATACGGTCACGTTCAACTTGTATTTGAGCCATCTTAAGTTGCGCGTCATCCTTGTCTTTCTGGGCCTTACGTTGCTGTTCGGCCTGTTTAATTTGCAGTTCTTGCATCTGCATTTGAACGATTGGGTCTTGCATCTGTTCTTGTGCCTGCTGTTGTTGAGCCTGCTGCTTACTCTGTTGCAGCAATTGCTGGGATGCCTGTGCCGCACGTTTGGAAATCTCAACTTCCATATCCTTCGGGATAACTTGCTCGTCGTCGTCCTCGTCGTAATTAGGTAGCTGGATGCCCATCACATCTTCCATCTGCTTGCGGTATTCGTAGCCTAGATGCTCCGCAATATGTGCGGCGATTGCTGCTGCCATCTGCGGTGCTTGTGGGTTTTGTTGCATCATCTGCTGCATCTTAGGTTCCTGCATAACTGCCATGTGGACAGCAATGTGGGCCTGATGGTCTTGGTAGAAGAACGCTTTAACCGGTTTCATCCGCAAAATATTCTGATTCTCGGTAATAGGGTCGCGTGGACGGGTGTCGTCCTGCATTGGGATTAGCTTTGCGGCGTTCTTAATACCCAAGACTTCCAGCATCTGACGGTGGAGTAGTGGCAAGTCATACAACTGAGGTGCGCCTTGAGCCAATTGCAACACGGCTTGATACTGCACAACTTTCTGTGACATCGTCGCCGCGTTCGGATCACTAACCGGTATTACATCTACTTGGTCGTAATCCGACTGCTTAATCTGGCGGTTGCCGTCAACGGGCTCGTAGCTATACTCTTCAGGGGTGTAGTCCCGAATAATGTCTTTGAGTAGGCGTAACTCTTCGTGCATCGAGTAATGAACACGGGCTTGAACCGCTGACATTACTTTAAGTGTGCGCTCTAAAATTGCTAACGTAGTCCCAACCGGGGAGTTAGCCGACATGTCCGACACCTTCATATCAGCAGCGGAAGCGAAGCGACGGCCTTCGTCAATAATTTGGTTCATCAACGCCGCTAAAACTTGGCTTGGTTCTTTGTAAGGAAGCGGTAAGATGTTGTCACGGATCGATCCACTAGGCACATCCACGTCCCTAAACTCACCCGGTGCGATAGGTGTGTCGTCACCCTTTACACGCATACCGCGAGATTTTAAGCCGCCCGGCAGGTTAGACAGCGTACCGGCGTCCACTAACTGACGCAGAATTGACGTGCCCGACTTAGCAAATGCGCCGATCAAGTGGATCAAACCGAAGGCGTAAAAGCCAAAACCCGGGATGTACCCGTAGTGTACAAAGTGATTACGCTTGCGTTTGAGCTTGTCGTCAGGTTTCCAGTTACGGCGGATTGCCAATACTTGTAGGCTAGACTTGTCGATTGTCACCACGTAAGGCAGGGCAATACCTGTCTCATCGCCCTTCTTGTTTGTATCCTCGTAACCTTTTAAGTCCAGATCAACGTGCATCTCAAGAATGCGATAGCGGTCGTCGGTCACGGCGCGGAAGCCCATCTTCTCCGCAATCTTCTTCTCAACTTCCTCAATCGTATTGCTTGGCTGGCCTAAGTCCACGTCCCGATAAAAGCCATCTACTTGCAAACGGCGTATATCGTTCTCGGTTTTGCGCATCACGTGGGTAACACGCTCGGCTGTACGCAGGGATGACGCGCCGTATGGCACAACAATATCTTCCGCAGGGACGTAATTAGACACCTGCCGACCCAGTGCTGGATCGTAGTACACCTTCTTAAACGCATTACCAGATAGGCCCAAGCCCCAAAGAAGACGCTCATGCTCAGGGCGATACTCAGGCATTTCTTCCGTTAAACGGTAATTCATGTCGTCTTTGACGCGCTCCGCAGCTTCTTTCTTAGCCTGCGTTTCCTTACCGATGATCTTTGTTTTAACAGGCCCCGCCGCTGGGAAAGTCTCCATGATCGTTTCAGCTTGGAACTTAACCAAGGCTTCCGACATCAGTGGGTGGACTACTCCGCACGCGCCAGCCCAAGGCTCGGTACGCTCTTCGATCTTCATACCTAGCAGATCAAGGCCATCAACGTAGGTCTGAATCCAATCCTTACGGGAACTTACATCTTCCTCGTAGGCATCGACCAAGTCGTTGGCAAGTCCTGATAACTCGCTATCCGGGATGTATTCCGCCAAGTTAGCGTCAAAATCTTCGTCTGATTCTTCTTCAGGCTCGATGTCAATCTGCAACCCATCGATACCAATACTGACTGCTTCTGGGTCCTCAATGGTAATTTCCAGATCAGGCTCATCCATCTCTTGATCGATGCCTTGAGGGGCGGAGTACAAACTCTTTTCCATTGCCATGATTATTCCTTAGTTTCTGTTCTACCTACACAGGTACCCGCAGCACTGCCATCTGCCCCAACCCAATCCTCGCCCACACACGACGGCGGCATATTATTGAGCCATTTCTGTAACGACAAAAATGAACCCCCTAGTGGGCCTGTTGTGCCTTCGTGCCAGTAATGTGGGTGAATCCTTACTGGTATTGGGTTTGCTGCCACTTCTTGATGTTTATATATGTTGCTGTCAATTACAAAGTCTAAGTCGCCACACAGGTACAACTCATAACTGTCCACGTTCGGATGCACATGTGACACTGACACCGAGTTCGGCTTGGATGTAAACATCTGCACCTGATACTGCCCATGCCTGTACAAGCAAGTACCCGTCATGTTCTGGTACGTCGTGACTGCGTTTGGCGGCGGCAATAACATCCTATGGTGTAACCACCATTTTGCAAACTCCGCCAGATCATCAAAAATATCAATAATAAGGCAACCCTCGCTTGCTTTTAAACAGCCGTATCTCGTCTGCCTCATCGCTCGGTAACCGGATGAACCCACCCTGCCTAAACCGCATCAAGGCAAGAGTCGTCGCGTCAACTAAGTCATCATGCTCGCCCGACGGGAACGACGCTATCTCATCGACCAACTCTTCCGCCCACCGAGTCTGTGGCACCCACACCTTACCCGAGGCGATCAAGTCCGATACCGCGTTCAACCGACTGATCTTGTCTTGGCCTTTCCCCGGCGTAAACTCCTGCGCAGGGATACCCATTGCCCTGAACTCATAAATGAGCGGGGCTCCGGTGGCTTTCTTCTCAATCAATATGCTATCAGGTTCCCAATCTTTATAGTGTTGAAACGCTGTTTTCTTAAGCTCAACCCACTCCATACGCTCTTTAAACGAGTTCAACAAGATAATGTTTGGCTGGTCATTGTCGTCCGGGTTGTACCAGATACCCCACGTCGTACAGGCAGAATAGTCAGCCCGCGTATTTTTCTCAAACGCCGTGTCCCACGTCTGCAATATATAGTCACATGGCGGCGGGTCTTCCTTCTCCCATATCTTCCACCACTCCCGCTTGACGATGGCACTCTGTTCTGATGTCGGCTGCTGCTGGTACTGCGCCATCCACTTGCTGTTCGGCAATTCTTGGCGGAGCTTGGACAACTCATCCAGACTCCAGAACTCAGGCCACAGCGGATTGCCAGACGGCATGATGGCCGGAAACTCAATCACTTCCCAATCATCACCACCCCTAGCCGTCGCTGACTTAATCACCTGACCCGTCAAGTCCCTCAAGCTCCAGCGCGTCATCACTATTACAATAGCCCCACCCGGCTGGAGTCGCTGCCGAGGACCGGACGTATACCACTCGTACACCTTGTCGTAGATGTCGGGGTTAACTTGAGCCAATGCAGCTTCCTGTTCCGAGTGCGGGTCATCGATAATAAGCACATCAGCGCCCTTACCTGTCACCGCACCGCCTACACCGATAGCGAAGTAGTCGCCGCCCTTACTTGTGTTCCATCGACCAGCCGCTTTTGAGTCACTTTGCAGGTTTAAGTCCGGAAAAATACTGCGATATACGTCAGAATCGACCAGATTTCGCACTTTTCTACCGAAGCCAACCGCTAATTCAGCAGTATGGGACGCTTGGATGACCTTTTTATGCGGATATTTACCCAAAAACCACGCTGGAAGCAGATATGAAGCGAATTCTGACTTGGTATGGCGTGGCGGCATGTTAATAATGAGCCTTTTGCACTCTCCACGGGCTACTCGCTCGAACGCCTCAGCCATCCGGGCGTGATGCCTCCCCGATATGAACGTCGGCCATACCTCGTTTACAAAATTAATGAACTTATCCCGCGCCCCTTCCTTGCGTTTAAGTTCTTGCAAGGCTTCTAAGTCGTACAAAAGCTGACGCATCTCCGGCTCAGTTAAGTGAGGAAGCACTTTCGGTATATCCCGCAGGGATACGTTATTTATCGAAGTCGGAAGAGTCATTGTCGCTTGGGTCTGGATCAAGCTGGCTAATTAAGTCTCGGGGGTCTTGGTCTGCAATACCTAGCTCGTCATCAAGTGAGTCTGCTAGCGGCGTAACGTCAACAGTCTCGGCATTGAGTAGTCGTTTAATACGCTCTTTAATAGCAGATTCCAAGTCGCCGGAGGATTTGTGGTGGATTGTAATCTCGCTGCGCTCAGTAAAGAGCCCCACGTCGCTGTGCTTACCTAATAGTTCAAGCGCCTTGAGTTCGTAGCGTGGGTCGCCGCAGTTGGCAATCTCCATCAGCTTAGCCGTAATCGCAGAACGCACTTCGTTCATGTCCGCAGCGATGCGGTTGGCATAAGTCTTTAAGAACAACGAAGCGGCAAACGCTGTATTGGGTTGCTGTAGCTGGCCCCGCGCCTTGCTGCGATCCGTTGTCTTAAACAAATCAGCCGTAGCCTTCAGGTCCGTAGCGTCGATCTCGATAGGCGCACCTAGCTGTTTAAGCAGGTCAGCCGTATTAACAGCAACCACAACACTGTCGTGAAAAGACTCGGTCTTCTCTCTGTGCGTGTCGTAGGGCATCGGGTGCTCGCTGGAGGGTTCGATATTTACCATATGGCGGAGTATATATCACATTACGCAGAGGAGGTAAAGGTACCCTTGACGGGGGGGTTTCGCAGGA